GGGTTCGTTCGACAGTAGTGCTGCAGTTCGGGCAGGTTTTGTTCGCCATGTTTTATCGTAGAGGCCACTGATATATAACTATTATTATTATTTTTTAAGCACTTAGAAGGGGGGCCCCCCCCCCAAAAAACGATGTACTACTACTAGATAGTAGTAAAATGGCCCCTAGCCGATAGCAATTAGACAGAGGCCTTGCCTATACCCCCGTGGGGATTGGCATATATGGGGCTTTAGGTGCAAAGCACTCCGGGGCGGCTCCGCCGCGAAGATTTAATCCGGGTTCGGGGGGTTTATAGGCCTCCTTTGCACACAGGGAACTATGGCAACAGCAAAAACAGGTAGTTTTTACCTAACAGAAACAGTAACTTTGCCGGCGGGAACCGTTGGTGGAACAAGAATACAAGGCTCAGTAGATATGGGTGCTTATGTGAATGTAGGGACAGGTCAAGCCGTCGCTATAGACCAAGTTGATTTTATCTTTCAGAATGGTGCTGGATTCAGTAGCAACCCTGAAGATTTCGTAGTTGCTTCGGGTACACTCGGCGTTCAATTGTCTGACTTAAACCCGGGAACAGCATTCCTAAGAGCAGACGACCAGTCATTGATTGCAAGCGGAGCAATAGCAATCGACCAAGCAAACAACATTGCATCCCATGTTTCAGATTTATACCCGGACAACTTTGGCCCAACTTCTCTAAGCGAGGCCTTCATGGTAGTAAATGATACATTGTACCTAGTAGGCGGCGTTAATGGAACAAACATTGGCGGAGACGATACATTCGTTACAGCAAGAATTCGTGCAAGAATCGTTAAACTATCTTCCAAAGACTGGATGGCAATTGCAATTCAATCAACCGCTAGCGATAACTGAGGTGATTCTCAGTGAACGCAGATTGGGAGAGAGGATATGCCGCCGGATATGCTGCAGCACATAGGAGCGATGTCCGTGACATTACTAGCGATAGGGGAATGGCTGCGCCGGCTCCTCAAAAGAAAGCGCCTCGTAAAGTTAGTGCTTACAGTAGAAGATACGGAAAAGAGTACAAGCGACTCAAAGCAAAACACCCAAGAATGAAATTTGGTGCTTTGTCTAAGAAGGCGCATGCAGCAACTAGGAAGGCGATGCGCTAATAGCTAAAGAAAAGAAATCTACTAGGGCTCTTACAGGTTCTAGAATCATGCACAAAAATATCCCTAGTACAATTTGCCAAGAAGTAGATGGTGGATTCATCGCTACTAATGGATGGGAGACATTACTAAACAATGTCTTGTACTACGAAACTTACTTTGATTTATCTGCTTACGAACTTGATGATTTAACATTAGTGCCTACTGCTCTTACTTTACAAGATGGTGTTCCATATACAGCAATACTACCTCCTGCGCCCGGGGACCCGGATTACCGTTTAGTTGTTCTAGATATTATTAGTCAAGAGAAATTAGATGTAGAACAGATTTATACTAATTATACAACTAGTTATGATATACCTGGATCCCCCGCATCGAAAGAAGATTGGACTCAATTGTTAATGCTTAACTTTAGGTTAATGACTTTACAAACTGATTTCTCAGCGGCTACATTATTACTACCTGCAACAAGTGGTTCTTTTGGTTCAGCAGAACCTACAGCAGTGCAAAAACTTTGGTTGTATAGAATCATTATCCCCGGTGCAAATGATTTAAGCGAAACAGTATGTACGATTCCACCTACAAGATTTGTTATGGGTGCTGAGATTGTGCAAGAAGATGAACTACCTTACATGATGAGACTAAAGCGTTCATACGAATTAGCAACTCAAGGGTGATTCCCTTGCCATTAGCAATTGGTTCACGATTGGCTATAATTGGAATTGGCAATAATGCTGTATTGAGAATTACTGCAAAAGGAAAAGAAGCATCTCCTGAAGAAGTAGGAAAAGAAGTGTTATTTGCTTCAGCAAAAATTGGGATTGTTATTGCCACTGATTTATTATTAAAAACTTCAATTGCTACTAGAACAGTGAATTTGCTTAGTCGGGCAACATTAGCAGTAGCAGTACCTGTAACTGTTGGAGCAATTACATCTTATGCAATAGACCCAGAGGAAGGATTGCAAAATTATTTTTACGCGATTGACACTTACACAAATCCAGAAATTGCACAAGATACTAAGAATATAATGTTCATAAACTCACTAACTAAGATTTTTGGATTTTATGGCGGTGGCGGTAAACAAAAGAAAGAAGGATTCTTTGAATTTGAATCTTAGCGCGCTTTATTCCACGCTATACTTTCTAAAGCCTTCAGTATATCGCCCATGATGGCAATTAACTCGTCTGCTTGGTCTTCGCTCATTCTTCTTCTTCCTCCTTGTAATAAGAATACCAATCATTCAACCAATCCATAACTAGAATTCGTTGCCAGTAATTCATTTTTCGTAATTTATTAATTACCTTTCTTACTGGTTTAGAATTATCTCGATTCATTCTTCAGCACTCCTACCGTACTTGGCTTCAAGGACTTGAGCGTTCCAAAGTTGTATCGCCGCTGATACTCGGTTAGACCTAACTCCTTTTGCCCAGTGTCGGTATATTTCGTATGCGTTGTCGCTCATGCTAATGGTTACTGTTGGCATTATTGGTTCATCTCCTTTCTTTTTTGTGTTTTCATCGTCTCAAGTATAGAACACCAGCAATAAATTTCTTCAAGTGTCATTACTTCAAACTGCGCTCTCATTCTTTTGTAACTTATTTTCGGGGTTACTGTTGGCAATTTACCACCTCCCCATAGAAATCATATTCCCATCCGCATGATTTACAACACCAATCAAAGGCATTCGGGGTTCGTTCGACAGTAGTGCTGCAGTTCGGGCAGGTTTTGTTCGCCATGTTTTATCGTAGAGGCCACTGATATATAACTATTATTATTATTTTTTAAGCACTTAGAAGGGGGGCCCCCCCC